CTAAAAAATATTAGGTACGCTGTTATGCAAGAGCTATCCAAAAATACCAAATTAAATGAAGGTCCAATGAAGGAAATTACATCGGGTGATGTTTTAACAGGTAGATCACTGTTTGCGGAATCCGAATCTTTTAAACCTCAGTTTAATTTAGTTGTTTGTACAAATTCAATGTTTGAAATTGATACAGTTGATGAGGGTACTTGGAGACGTCTTCGAAAGTGCGTTTTTGAATCTAAATTTATTGACGAAGGCGATACTAACGAATATAACGCAAAATATATATTTCCCAAGGACAAGACATTGTCCGAACAACTTTCCAAAATGGCCCCAATATTTATGAGTATGCTTGTAAGCAGAGCATTTAAAACTGATGGTGTTGTTGTTGACTGTGCTGAAGTTATGGAAGCAACAAATCAATATAGAAAAACGCAAGATAATATTTCATCATTTATTTCAGAGTGTGTTGTAAAAACAGAAGATGTATCAAATAAAATTGGTAAAACGGGAGTTAGAGAAGCTTACAAATTATGGCATAGTAATGAATATGGTGGAAAAAAATTACCAAAAATGGCAGAATTATATGAAGCAATGGATAAAAAATTCGGTTCACATAAAAAAAATGGATGGTCATATGCATCATTTGTTGAAGAGGATGAAGACGTTGACCTTAATACTCTTTAATAATATACAATTATAATACACAATTTAGTAAAATGTTAATTTAATAATTAAATTAACATTTATTATATATAGCACAATCATTGATAAATACTTTAGTTTTTTTTAAAATTTATGTATAAATACATGGTTTAAATATAAATAATTTAATTGTAATATAAATAGTATATGTAGTATAATTATATGATTAATTAATGGAACAAAATACACCAATTAACACGGAAATTAATAATATTCCGTCTGCTCAGCCTATAACTAACACATCTAATATTAAAGACGATTGTTCTCCAGAACAATATTATTTTAATTCGTGGGATGAATTAGAAACTAATAATAATATTTTAAGAGGAATCTATGCATATGGATTTGAAAACCCCAGTGAAATTCAAAAAAAAGCTGTTAAGGCAATTTGTTCTGGAAAAGATGTTGTCGCTCAAGCTCAATCGGGAACAGGAAAAACTGCTGCATTTTCAATTGGAGTTCTTAATAAACTTGATGTATCTATAAATAAAACCCAAGCAATTATTATTTCCCCCACAAAGGAACTAACAAATCAAACGGCAAAGGTTATTCGCTCACTTGGAAATATGATGGATGGGCTTCGGGTTCAGGAGTTGTTTGGGAAATGTGATATAAATGAGGGTAATTCATTTAATCGCATCGTCCCCCATATAATTTGTGGTTGCCCCGGAAAAATATTTGATATGATGTATAGAAATAAACTTTCTATTTCACATATTAGTATTGTTGTTCTGGATGAAGCAGATGAGCTTTTATCTCGTGGGTTTATTGACCAAATATTTTCTATTTTTCAAAGATTTCCCAATAACATTCAAGTTGTACTTAGTAGTGCTACATTTCCTACAGAGAACGACGACATTGTTTCAAGATTAACTCATAATCCTATTCGCGTTGAAGTAGCAGCGGAACAACTTTCATTAAAAGGAATTACACAATATTATGTAAAAGTAGATGACGATTCAGACAAGTATGAAACCCTTAAACATATTTATGGATTTATTTCACTATCTCAGTGTATAATTTATTGCAATAGTATTTCACGAGTAAATGATTTACACGAAATGATGACAAATGATTCATTCCCAGTTTGCTGTATTCATGGTGGAATGGATAAACAAGAACGAAGTAGGTCATTTAATGAATTCAAAAGTGGTGAAAAAAGAGTTTTAATTTCATCAAATGTTACTGCTCGAGGAATTGATATTCAACAAGTAAGTACAGTTATTAATTTCGATGTTCCAAAAAGTCCTCACACATATTTACATCGCATTGGTCGAAGTGGGCGATGGGGAAGAAAGGGAGTTGGAATTAATTTTGTTTCGCGTGAAGATATTTCTTCAATGAAATATATTGAAAATCACTATCAAACAGAAATTATTGAAATGCCTTCAAACTTAGATAATATATGTTAAATACACTTTTTTTAACAGTTTAATAATTATAAATAATAATAATATCACATATTTTTATTTATTGCTCTTATATAATATAGTAATAATGGATTCCGCTCAAAGTTCGGATAACTCTGTTAAGGAGAATAACACGCGTATATTAAATGATATACAAAAACTCCAATTAATCGAACAAGACATTTTTAAAAAATTAGAAGCATCTTCTATTAATGAGTTATCATCAAAACAACAAATTAAATTGATTGAAAAAATTAATACAATTTCTAATATGCGCATCAATTTATATCGTACATTAAATGGAATAAACTCACATTATAAAAACGCAATGGACACAACTCAAAGTATTCTTAAAAACCAGGAAATGTCTGTTCATATTGCAGAAAATGAATTAAACAGAGCAAAAAAACAATTGGAATCACTTGAAGCTCAGAGGGTAAACAAAATACGAATGATTCAAATTAATGATTACTATGGAAAACAATATGAAGAACATACACAGTTTATGAAAATATTAATTTATATGCTTATTCCAATTGCAATACTATTATACTTAAAAAATGCAAGTATTTTGCCTGAAAAAATATATTATGGACTTGTTATTGTTATATCTATTTTTGGGTCATATTATTTATCAATAGTGTTTTATTCAATTATTTCAAGGTCTTCTATGAATTACGATGAATATAAATGGAACTTTAATGCCAATTCTGTAAAAACATCCGACAATAGTGATGTAACCGATGATAATGCGTCTGACCCATGGAATATCCCGAATGTTGGTAGTTGCTATGGAGCAGCGTGTTGTTCAACTGGTCAGATTTATGATTCGTCGGCAAGAGTTTGTAAAATTGATGAATCATATAAGTCTGATGTAGAAAACTTTGAAACACAAATAAATGAACATCCAGAAATTTATTCAAAAAAATATTATAAATCAGATGTTAACCTATAATAAATAAGGTTTAATTTAAGATAAAAAAGACATAAAGGTTTATTATATATAATATATAGTAATTATATAGCATTGTCATTATATTATCAATGTCTATTTCATATAATTCAATTTGTGATATTATTAATACCAATTTTACATTTAATATTCCAGTCAGCTTTCTTTCCGAATTAGAAACGGTTACTCGTCTCGTTGATAGTAATTTTATTACGCCTGTATTATGGGATAATATTAGTGACACTGAACTTAAGTTTTGTTCATCAACAATTCCTGGTCATTCTTTATCACTAACGTCATCAACCCCGTTTAGAACAAATTTATCTTCTCATAATAATGAGGACAAATTTGAAGTTGTACATAAACGAAAAAAAGCACATCGTTATAATAAAAAAAGTTCATCATCTTATGTTAGGGGGGCAAATGATAAATCATCATTTACAGCTACCAAATTTAAGCCCAAAACAGATTCGGAAGTAAATATAGATGCAGTGCGTGTTCTTTTAAATAAGCTGACTAATAAAAATTATATTACTATGGTTGAATTAATTACAGTAGAAATTGATAAAATTGACCAATATAATTTACATGGTGATATTAATGTTGGAACAATAAGCAAACAAAAAATTGGTGAAATTATTTTTGAAATTGCGTCATCAAATCGTTTTTACTCAGAAACGTATGCGGAGTTATTTTGCGAATTAATTAAACGATATCCAACTTACAACGATATTTTACAAACAAATATTAATATTTTTATTGAAATGTTTTCAACAATCAAATTTGTTGATTCAAATAAAGATTATGATTTGTTCTGTCAAAATAATAAATTAAATGAAAAAAGAAAAGCATTGGCTTTGTTTTTTGTTAATTTAATGAACAATGGACTTATTCAAATTGATGTAATTTCAAGTATTTTAAATACACTTTTATCTCAAGTTTTTTCTGGAATGATGGACACAACCAAAAAGGAAGAAAATGATGAAATTTTTGAAACAGTTAGTATTTTATTTCAGTCTGTAAATAAATATAAAACAGCTCCTTCTCTTAGTGTAGGCGAATTTATTACAGCGGGTGACTTCATTAAACACATAACAAGTGTAAAAACAAAAACAACTCCTGGTATTTCTAACAAATCTATTTTTAAATGTATGGATATGCTTGGTATTTAAATGTATAAAATGTAATTTAAATAAAATATAATTTATTTTTTTTTAAAAAAATTATATATGATTGTAAATTTTAAAATTACATAACGGATAATTTACTTAATACTTGTAAGTATTTCATTGTCATTTGTTGATTTAAAGAATCCATTTGACTAACTGGACCTCTTAAACGTTCAATAATTTGTTTAATCTTGTCGGATTTACCAGATACATCCGCTGTTGTAATATCATTTGAATAATCTTTATCAATAAAAAAATTAATATCACCCATTTCAATTTCATTTGAATACTTATCTGTAATATACTTAGCCCAGCTTGAGCGTAGTAATTTGGGATTTGCTCGTTTTACAGTTGCAATGGTATTTGATGCATATAAAATATCGGGGTCATCTGGGAATACTTTTAAAATATCAACAATAAATTTGTCAAGCTGTTCGTTAAAAACTTTGGTAATGTTAGACATTGTAATAAAATCAATTGTTTATTTATAATAATAATATATGTTTTATATTTATATTTAAACTCATTTATGACTAAGTATTATTGAATCGCATTTTCTATACTCTAAAGAAGTAATTGACATTGTACTACTTTGAATAATTTCACAAATATCGCCTGGTCGAAGTCCAATTAATTGGGCAATTGGGTCAAATCTTGAAATAGTTTTTAGTTTATTTTCTGTCCCTGGATATGTTTTAAATAGTTTATTTTTTTCATCAGCTGATAATTTCCGATGAGGGGGGACCAAAGAATGATTTAACGCATTAAATTGCAAACGACGAATTCCATATAAAATAACAAAACGGTTTTGCCTAAACCATAAATTGTTTAACTCTGACATATGAGAATCGCTATTATTATCTTTTATAGTGACAATAAATAATGTATCATTTGAGGTTAATACTTCCTCTATTGAAAATAACTCTTCTACTTTTTTATTAATAGCCTGAACCTGAAGTGACGATTTTAAATAATACCATATATAAATTTTGTCACGTCTATCGGTTTCGGGATTTGGTTCATTTTTATCAAGAACCATATGCAACGATTCAGATTGACGCATCATTGATATTTCATCAATGCTAAACTTTTCATATTCTGATGTATTATATCCAACGGTTTTCATAATTTCTAAAAGATTTCTTCTTGATTTAAAAATGACTTCATCGTCAACAAATGTAGATGGATTATAAGATGACATTTTTAATAAGTGTGTATATTATACGATTTATATTTATATAGTATTTTATTCATTTTTTTTATTGTTTAAATAATTTGTTTACACCCAAAAATATTAGTACTATTCGTGTATTTTTGATGAAGTAAATCCTCTTAATATAGCGATTTCGGGAGTCATCATCCACTCCATATTTTTGTATTTTGTTATATGATAAAGACGCATAATAACTTCATAAAATACACATAATTCAGACTGAAGCATAATTTTATATATACCATGACGTTTTAACATATCTTTTGTAATAATATCACCTCCATCACTTAGTCCATTAATATTTTTAATTGCTGTTTGTTTATTCATCTCATCGCATCTTGCCCCAATATTATGAGCTGTTTTATTTTTTGTAACAACACTTCGCTTAAAAATCATATAATTATTATTTTTTTCATACCCAATAAATCCTAAATTAAGATTTTCATTTAATAAATGTTTTCCCGTTTCTTCAGACGTATAAAAATTCATAATTTCAGACTTATTTTCCAAATACTTTAATAACGGCTCATCATCATATACAACGTCCCATTTACTATTTTCTTGATTAAACAGTAGAAAGTGACGAGAAAATACATTTGTTTTTAATGACAGTGTATACGAAAGCATATATATTTTATTTTGAGATACCTGAATAGAACAATTATCAAAGTATTTTCGAGCATATTGAGCCCATGGAGCAGATATATCGTTTTTTGTGTCATATAAATAGTTAATAAATTGTAATTTTGTATTAAATGGAATAGTTTCAACCATATGTTCTGTTAATAACTGTCCTATTAATGGACGAATATTTGTTTCATAATTTAGTCCGGGAATTACTAATGATTTTGAGCTAAGTTTATGAATAATAATACCAAAATTTTTAAACCATATTAAGGATAAGTCGATTTTTTTATTTCCCGAAGAATTTTGTGGGTCTTTCATGAATAAAAATGAGGTTTCATATCTTAGTTTCATATCTTTTATAATAGCAAAAACTGATGAGGATGGTTTAGTTGTTTGATTTTTTGAATTAGTTGAATTAGTTGAATTATTAACATTATTTGCAGTATTATTAATTGGTTCATTTAAATTTGTTTGTACAGGATTAATTAAATTTGTATTTTCCATATTAAACTCAACTGCACTTCTATCGTGTGTTGCTGGAATACTTCTATCAAATATTGACAAAGTTGTATCTGATATTGTAGATGGTTGAAAAAAATAGTATTCATCTATGTTAACAAGAGAACCAACTCGTCCATATTTATCTGTCAACACTTCATTTGGATTTTCAAGCATAATTGATAGTGCCGCGTAAATGCGCGCATTTGAATATTTTGTTGTAACTTGAACTAATTGAATAATCATATCCCTATGATAAAAAAACTCAAGTGTAAATAATTGTTTAATTTTACGTATAATTATATCTGCGTTATTAAATACAAATAATGTTGAATTAGTTGATATATCTTTGTTATTGTTATTATTTATTTGAACTACACTACCATCTGCCTTAATGGGCTTATATTTACATGTATCCATATAATCACATGAAGCAGAGTTTGGTGCATCTCCAATATTAAATTTTGAAAGTTCTTGTCCAGTTGAGAGAACTTGACGAACACTTCCAATGTTCATTTCTTTCATTGTTTCTTGCGTAAAATTTAACTGACCTTGATTAATAATACAATCAACTGCAGTTTCTTTAAGAATTCTTGTTATTTTTCCTATTTGGACAGCCTTTTTCTCTGCCGTTCGATAAATATGCATATCAGCAAGCTCAACCTCATCATTTTCAAACATTGTTGAATACATAAATATTTGAACATTTCGAGAAACGAATGGTAGGGCTTTATGACTCATATTTCGAACAGCTCGTCCAATAACCTGTTCAATGCGACTCATATTGTACCATGGATCTAAAATATGAACTTGTCGGATATATTTTAAATCAATACCTTCTGAACCAGCCGTGGAAATAAGAATAACTTTAATATTCTCTCCATTTGCATTTTCTTTTGCAATAGCTGCTTTTATATTGGCGTCATTTTTTGGAGATAAAAACGAATTACCGCTAATAATAATGTATGATGCTTTACTATTGTTTTTTGACAATGGATTAAGTTTATAATCCACTAAAGGTGATGGTGGTGTTTGAAACAAAGAGTTTGAGTTATAACGTGAGAACCCAAATTCTTCTAATGCAAGTGCCATTGGAACAAGACCGCCCTCAATGTACTGAGAATAAACTAATGATATACCTTCAGATAAATTATCAATTACATTTTTAATTTTCCAACTATATTTACCAATCATATCTAAACTAAAAAAACGAGGAAATGATTCTGCATATTCTTTATTATAAGAATATGTACCGGTTTTTGACACATCAACAACTCGTTGTAATCCATATGCCCCAGTTAAAGAACCCCGTTCTGGTATATTTTCATAAATTATACTATCATCGTCGTCCGTATTATTATCATTTGTATTATTGTCATCTATATCATCATCATCTATATCATCGTCATCAGTCATATCGTCATCTGTCATATCGTCATCTGTTAATTCAAATTCCGAATTACTATTACTATCAGATTCATAGTCACTTAAACTTATGTCAGTATCTGTATTATATTCGCTTGTATCACTATCATTCATATTTGTTCCACCACTTGTGTCGCGTTGTATTTTCTGTCGTTGTGTATGATTATTTTTTTGAATTTCAATTGTATATGTATTTAAATTATTAGATTCGTCAATAGATTCGTCAATAGATTCATCAATAGATTCATCAATAGATTCATCATCTTGGTCTGATAATATATCGAAATCTAATTCTACCTCAGAGTCTGACTCCAAATCTGAATCAATCTGTACTATATTATTTTGATTGATACTATTTTTTTTATTGTTTTGTTCTTGATTATCATCATCATTATCATCATCATCATCAATAAATAAGTTGTCCTTTTCTTTATTTTTATGTATTAATTGACTCAAATTAATTTTTGGCACAGGATATGAAATAATTAAAGACATAATTGGAATTTGAAGAATACTATAATTAAGTGAAGGTAATGTTGGTTTTATTGTCTCAGACATAGGTTCATTTGTTATTTTTGACCCTTTAAAATCCTTCTTGAATGAACGAATAATAAAAGAATATATACACTGCTGACACTCACCACAATTATTACAATTAGGAAGGGTCGAAACATACAAGTCCAGGTAATTTATTTTTTCAGATGGAGGAATAATCATATCATTCATTTGAATTTTTGGAAATAAAAAACGTTCATTTCTTGTACTATTTAAAGGCGAAAATAAACTTGGATAAATTCTATAAGGAAATGTAAATGGGTTTTCCCCCTTCACGGCTGAAATATAACCAGTTATTTTTTGAATAAATAATTCCTTTCCCGTTTTAGTAAAATTTACATTGGGTGTAAATATATCTGAAACTAAAATTGGAGGTCGCCTGTCTGCTATATTCATAAGGTTAACTAACCAAATAATTTCTTTATAGCTATTAAACATTGGAGTTGCTGATAATAAAAGTAACCGAATTCGAGAGACATTACGAACCATATACTCAAATTGAGCTCCTATTTTTTTCATTTTTCCATCTTCAGACATTCGAATATTATGAACTTCGTCAACAACAATTAGTGAATTTTCAAATGTTCTTTCTAATATATTATTGGAAGTTGTATTTGAACGAAGTCGTAAAATAATATTAGAAAATTCTTCATACCCATAAAATGTATAATATGTTTTAATAAGTGCATTTACCTGTGTTATAATTGTTTTTTTTGAAATATTTTTTAATCCCGTAGGATTTATTTCTTTAAGAAGTTCATTTCCAGTGCATGAATTTATGCTCCACACACCATTTTGTTGAATTAATTTAGTTTTATCAAATAATTGTGTTTTAAAATTATTACGAACATTTTCAGAAGCAATAATAATAATTTTATTTCCCATTGAAGTACGAGGACCATTTCCTGCTTCCATTTGTTTTAAATATTGTCGCATTTCTTCACATACGCCAATCGCAGAACATGTTTTTCCTGAACCAAGTCCATGAAATAATAATAAACTATTATAAGAAGTATGTATTGAGAGAAAATTTTTAATAAATAATTGATGAGGCTGCAACTCAAACTCTGCAGAAGAAAGTTTATTTGCATATTCCTCCACACTTAATGTTTGGTCAATGTCTCCATTATACGACGTTGATGAAAATTCAACCTTATTTGAAATTTTTTCAATAAAATTGGGGTCAGATAAAACAGGATATATATATTGATTGTTTAACATTTGTGAGTGAGATTGAGATTGGGATTGTTGATTATTACCACCAGATTGTATTTTTTTGCGAATTTTAATTACATAACCAGTAAGTTCGTCAATCATACTTTGTACAATTTCAGTATCTGTTCGCATTGGAGGCATATGAATTGATACAACTGATTCATGTTTATGTCCGCTTCTGTCAAAATCAATTAAAAATACTCGTTTTTCATTATTTAAATATACAATATTATCATATGAAATATCATTATGATAAAAAGATTGTTTGTTCATTTGAATGACAGAAATATACAATTCTTTAAGAGCCTTAATTAAAGACTCATATAAATTAATATTATCGGAGGCGTCATGTATTTGTTCGGAAGACAGTTCATCATATGCATATGTTTCCATTATGTCGGTATATTTATTTAAAGCAATTCCACCAAATTTTGAAAACAAAAGTGTATCTAATTTTTTTCCACCTTTTGTTAAAGAAAATAAACTGTCACACATATAAACTGGATAAATTGCATGATTTGGAATAGTTCGCCTAATTTCACTTGATGCATTTAATTCTTTTTCGGCATTTTCTTTTGTTGTTAGTTTGGATACAAAACCAGTTGAATCAAAATTACTTATTTCTTTACAAGGTAATGCGGGATAATATACTATTCCTGATATTCCTTGACCTAATACCTTATATTTGTCTGAAATATTGTCACTCATGATACTATAATATGATATTTATATAGTATATTATAATATATTATTCTACAGTATTACTTATACGAATTGGAATTTATTTTTTTTGTTTTTTATTATATAGGGCGTTTTTTCATCGCCATATACCTAATAGTAATATATGACAATATTCCTAAAAAAATAGAAAGTAGCCAAATTGGTAAAATGGTTTTATTAGTAAACCCAATACCAAATGAGCGAATCCCCCCATCTGGTGTATACAAACATGCTGGTTGTCCATACTGTATTCCAAAAAATGTTATTAAAAATAATATAATTGATAACAGTACTGTATTTGACCTAATAAATCTCGACATATTATAATATATTTATTATATATTATGATATTATTATTTATGTTTACACCTTTAAAAATTTAAAACGCCGACTTTATAGATAGTTTTTCTTTATTTTTCTTGTCTTATTTTTTGGTTTATATTTTTTTAGACGCTCATAAACTCCCTAGTCTTCACTTTTATGTTTAACCATATAATTACATATTACATTTAAAAATTTTAAAATCTTTATCCCAATAGTTAGAATATTCTGAATTAACTAATCCATTTCCTCTATGAAATTTCGTTGAAGCGTGTTTTCTTGATGGAATCTTCCAGTTATTATATAATTGTGTTAAATATAATTCGCTATTTAGTGGTATGTTGTAATTTTTTCCGTTTAAATTTTTTTTATCTAATTGTGGAAATGCCGGATTTGTATATATATCACAATAAAAATTACTATATTTAGTTTTAATACTAATCATATTACCATCTTCATTGTTGGGAAATCCATCTAATGTTCTTGTTCGTTTTAATCCATATTTAATAAAATCAATAGATTTTAATTTATCCCAACTTGATAAGTGTATTGTTACATCAATATCGGTATCCTTCTCCATTAATCCATTTTCTCTTATACAACCTAATAACGTCCCACAATCTAAATAATAAGGTATATTATTTTCATCCATAATATCAACCACCTTACCTAATAAATAGTTCATTAAACCTAATTTATTCTTTTTAAAATCTCTTAATTTAGTTGCCGATATTTCGTTTGAATACGGTAAATATTTTATAGGCATAATGCTTTTAATATAATCAATAGCTGGAAAATTTTTGTTATCATCTGCTCTCATAAAACACCAATTCATTTTATATCCTATTAAATTTTGACCCCATCCATGATTATTATCTGTTCTTGTAACAATTATATTATTATCTTTACAATAATATTTAAATGTATCTTTGTATTTGTGTATTAAAAATAATTCTCCAATATAATTATTTTTTATTATTTTACTATTAGTTTTTGATGAACCTATTTCTATTGATAGTAAGTCTTGATTAAAATTATTTAATATATAATTTTGTATAGCTTTTGTTGGGTCTACACTATCAATCTCGAATACATCGTGTGCATATTTTTCTAAACTTTTTTTACGATTATCATAAGAATCAATATCAGAAATATTTTTTAGTTTTTCAATACTATTATTATCATGTAATCCTACAATAATTTTTTCAGTATGTTTTTGCATGTTTTCTAATAATTTTATATGACCTTTATGTAATTTGTCAAAACAACCAATTGTGAAAATATATTCAAACATATATATATATTATATATATAAATAATTTTTTAGTCAGCGTTTTAAATTTCTAAAAGTGTAAAAAAATATGCATTAAATATTTATGTTTTTAATATACTGATAAAATTCATTCATGTAATTATTACTGGTTAATCTCAAAACTTTGTTTCTTAATGGTTCAGTCAAGTCTTTAAATTCAATAGCATTTTTATAAGTCTCCCAGTTATCAGCATCAAAAAGTAGTTGTTCGTCCATTAATTCTGTTGAAATCCCTACACGAGTTGATATAATCGGTGTATTTGTTAAACCACATTCAACAATTGACCTTGGACACCCTCACATCGTGAGGCAACTAAGTATAAATCTAAACAATTATATAAATTATTAATAGTATTGAGAGAAACCATATTAAAATATTTATATCTAATTCCAGCTTTTGTTAATTCATCAATAATATATTCTCGGCGAAGTCCTGTTAAAACAACACATATGTTTGGATTTGTTTTAAACATATCCTTAACAATATTAACAAATATATCAGGTCCCTTTGACAACTTGGGCATATTTGTTTGTCCTTCAGTATCTTTTTGAAAACTTCCAATTAAATAATCTGATGAGTTAAACCCAAAGTATGGCCTAATAAGAGCTTTATTACTTAGTGAAAAATAATTAATATCATTTATCCATAAAAATTTACGACTTGTTTTTTCAACAGGAAAATATGGTTGCATGTCATTCATCGTATGACTACAAATCGCATGAAAATGAGACCCATATGTATTCATAAATAAAAATTGTTTGGTTAGCTGTCCCAATTTAACTTTGTCTGGGTCAATATGGTGCTGAGTAAAAATAACTGTTACTAATGGGGATAATAGATATGAAAGCCATATGTCCCGTTTAACTTTTGGAGGGGTATACCTTAAATTCCACGGAGCCAGGTACCAAATAATATCAGCCTCCATGGGATTATTAGTTGTTATATTTGGAAATGCCTTATAAAATTCTTCTTTGAGTACATCACATATCCATTTTTCATTTCCAAATTCTGGATGGTTTTTTCGAATTTCGTCTGAAATAATAAATATCTTGCGAGGCCTAAATACAGTTTTAATAAATGTATCAACATATGTTTTGGGTGTATATTGGTTTGCCCAATTAATGCCTACATCACGCTTATTAATAATATTATCTTTGTCAAATGTTTGAACTACTCGAGTAATAATATCTGTTATTTTATTATTTGACATTTTATCGTGGATTGGAACAATAAATTCATTGAAATTATCTTGTCCATCGTATTCAGGCTCGTCACCAATAATAATTCCACCAGCCATCGGTATTTCAACATATTTTCCAAGACGGTATTTATATTTTGATGTACATGCAATGCATATTTTACTTCGATTAATTATTTTATTATAATCAATCTGAGCAATACTTTTAAAATTTGTAAACCCAGAATATCCTGGATGAGTATACACATGAACTTTAAATTTGTTAAATCGTTTATCTTTAAGTAAAATATTATTAAGGCGGTATTTAAGAGGATAATGCTTCTGTTTTGTTACACCTGATATTAGAATGTCAATATCTTTATTTATATTTGGACATGGTTTAAAAATAGATGGGTTTGCGCAATGTGGAATATAAAAGAATTGAGGTTTATTTTGTGTATTGTTTTTTTCAAGAGAACTTAAGTATTGTTTATAATCATTATGATGATGACATATAACAATATCAGTTTTACTATTATTAATTTCTTTGTTTGTCCATTCATTGTCCCACATTTCATTATATCTTAAACATGTTTTAAATGGGAATTCACTTCCATATGTTATATTAAATGATAAATCAAAATTATATTGACTATCTAATGGTTTATACCACATAACTAATTGAAATGGGATCCCTAATTGAATAACATTCAATTGAAGTGTTATATCATTACTAAAATTTAAAAATCCTGGACCAGTTAATGTTAAACAAATGTTATTATGTTTTCCAAGTTCTTCAATAACCCAAAATCGAACTCTGGACATTTTTGTCATCCAATACTTTGCATCACATACATACGCAATATGAATTAAATTATTGTTATTTGTATTATCCTTTTTTATAGATGATTGAGTAAACGAATTTAAATATTGGTCAAATTCAATTAATACATTATATGGAATAGACCTATCAAAATGGGTTTCTTGTATGTGAGTAAATGTATGTGACATGCTTATTTTATCAATTGGCTGATTAATTGAAAATTGTTCTATTTTTTTATTATGTTTATTTCCGTTAACTTCACCATATATAGACGATAAATTCATAATATCATGATTAATCCATAAATGGCGATAAAGTCCATTTTGAAACCATGGTTTATACATACCAGACCAATCCAGCACATCAGTTCCTACAATTTCTGTTTGTTCCCATGATTTACGCATTGAACCAAGGTCTTGTAAAGTTGAAATAATTTGATTAATATTTTTTATTTTATCATAAAACACAATATTTTGAAGAGACATAGTAAATAATTTATAAATACCACCTTCTGTCTTATTATGAACATTAATAATACGTATTATATCACGATACACATTTTTCCATAATGTACAATTTGCAATAAATGGTGCACCCATAAATACATATTCATCATTATTTATTGTTGTTACACCCTGAATTAAATCACTCCAATCACGAGTACAATCTAAAATAGAAGACATTTTAATAATAATTTGCTTTTTATTATTGGAGCATACACGGTCAGCCTTTCCAGCATACATTGGAGCAGTAACATTAAACAATAATAGTTTTTCAATTATATCATATTGAACAATTGAGTCCGAATCCAAATACATTACTTTTTTATATTCAGTAAATTCACCCAATAACATCCGTGATAAATTTCCAAGATTCAATAAATGACCACCCCCATTGTAGCATTTCGATTGAAACAAAATTGGGTCTAAAATTTCAGGAGTTATATAAATAACAGCAATATCTAATTCAATATTCATTTCACGCTTAAACTTTAATATCATTGCAGGAATAGATGAATAACAACATTTAAATGGAACAATAAAGTTAAAACGAGCTCTATCAACATACTGACTATTTATAATAACCGAATGAAGAACCGCAAACATACCAACTAAATAATTTTGGTCGGAGCATAACACAATATTGGGTTGGTCATCATTTGATAATAAGTTAGTTGTATTGGGTCTACGGTCGTCAAAATCTCTAACTGTGGTCTGTATGTTTTTTATATGAGTTAAAATATCTCCAAATACATATACAGAAACATTTTCTCTGGTTTCAGAAGATATGTTGAGAGAAAATACATTAATTCCTTTAAGTAGCTTTGTTGACGTGCCATTAATGTGAATAAATAAATCGTCTGTATTTTTAATTGTAACTGTAATAATATTATTTGTATATGGAACAGATATTTTTAATTTATTTGCATAATATGATTGTGTTTTTGTTAATTGTAAAAGTGTTGTATAATATTGACTCGTGCATCGTTCGGAATGGAATGTTTCGCGCGCCTTTATTACATTATTTGTATAAAAAGAATAATGTTGTTTAATTTTATTTATTTTTTCAATTAAATCAACAACTGAACTTGAATCGGGTTCAAACATTTCACCTATTATATAAGACGTCATCGTACATAATTCTTTAGCCCCCCCGGGGGCATTGGAATATAAAACTGGAAGACCACATGATATGGCTTCAAGAACATGATTAGGGCATGAATCATAACGAGAATCAGTTAAATATATATGGCATGAATTAAGTTCTTTATTAATTTGTGAAGGCACAAGAGGACCAATAATAGGTAATTTTGAAAATTCGTCAGGGACTGACTTACCAATAAATACAAATTCAATATTTGAGTCAGGATTATCTTGTGTATATTTCCATAAATTGTAGTAGGTTTGGTATCCTTTGTTGGGATTATTACTCCAATGATGAGTTACAATTTTTAATTTATTGTTACTATTTATTTTATCCATACACATATCATTTCTTGAATGTGCTTGAAATGTATTTGGACAGCACCCATTTATAATAACCGTATTATTATTATCTAATAGTTTCATATTTAGTTTTTGCAACTTTGAAACGTAATACTCTTTGATAAATTGACTATTAAAAATAAAATAATTAATCTCAGAAAAATATTTAATAATTTCTGTTTCTCTTGAACGTCCAGATAAAGCAGTTGCTGTTGGGCGAGTTATATCACAATCATTTACTCGAATAACTATTTTTCCACGATTATTTAATTCTTGACTATTTCGGTAGTTTACAACATCTTCTAAACTATACTTTTTAAAACCATCGCGAGACTTAAATGGGTCAATAATAATATATACATCAATATTTTCACATAATTCATATACAACATTAAATTCACTTACATCTGAATTAAGATGTGTCATAATATAATGTACTGAAATGTTTCCACCACCATATGCAACTGATGAATTTGGTTTAAAATTAATAAAAACACATTTTTTGGGTGTATTGATTTTATTACTTACTTTATTGTGGTTCACAGTTGTATTTACATCTTTACTTGAAATAATTGTTTGAATTGTTTTTAGATTTTTTAATATACATGGATGTTTTTCGTACAAACTTTCGCAATGATTATATGTATTTAACGATAAGTTATTCCACTCACTTATTGTAATACTATATGCACGGTTTAATACATCTTTTACATTATACTTGTTATTTGTATCAAATAACTTACTAATGTTATTAAATGTCATATCTGTTTTTATGGAATCATATGTATTTCCAAAAAAATCAAATGTAAACCCATTTATTCCGTCAAATATAATTTCATTAATTCCATTAATATTACTGTGAATGCATGGAATTCCAATTGATTGTGCTTCTATAACAGAAAATGGCTTACCTTCTGTAACAGAAGCTGAGATAACATAATCAACTTGTGTATATAATTCATTTAATTTTAGCTTATCAAAATATCCTAATAAAACAATGTGTTCTGTTATGTTTGTATATTCGCATGTACCAGTCCCAACAATTAACAGTGTTATTCTTTGTGATGATGTCTGATTAAATAAATTAACACCATCAATTAAACATTGTACGTTTTTTTCATTTGATAGTCGCCCAACAAACGCGATTTTATATGAAAAATTGTTTTTTGGTGCAATCATATTTGGTTTTTTTTCATATGCGTGGTTATTATACAAATAAATATTAGGTTCAAGTTTATTATATCTAAGTAAATTTGCATGAAAACTATTAATAGTTAAAACAGCTTGAATTTTATTTTGGTTTTTGCAAATTATAGTATTAAATGGGTCCATTGAATTATGACACAAACAAATAATTTTTTTATTTATGTTCCACAAAAGAGCTTCATTTAGTTTATTATTAATAATACAATCAAAATGCGTATCGTTAATATATTTTTCAATACTTTCACGAGTTGAATGTTGTACAATAATACAATTTGGTATATCATTATTTAGTCTATTATAATTAAAATTATATGATGAGTTTGATAAAAACAATGTAGGAACCATTTGAGATAAATTATTTTCTCCAGGTCTTGATTGGGATAATACAACTACATCATATTCATAATCGAGCATTTCAATCATTTGATGAGATGTTTTTTGAACACCTCCATAACCAAGTATTTTTTTAGATAACATTAACGCTTTTTTTAAATGCAACGGCACCTTAGTTAATGCATACAATACTTTTTGTAAATATTGATTATCTAACTGAGTTCCATAGTAATAAGCGCAACATAAAATAAACAATTTTCGATTAAACGTACGAATAATGTGTGTTTTATTTAAGATATTTGGAAGCCATTTAATATACTCATTATAAAACAAGTTTAATCCTAATAAATTAATTGGAACGCCAATAACTCCATAAAAGTAATAAATATGAATAATTAATTCACAACATAAATTATGAGACAAATCATTACACAACTCATAATAATATGGCGACATTCCAATAATAGAAGTTGAAAATGACGACATTTTTATTATGTCCCTTATATTCATAATAGATGTTTCTTCAAGTTGTACCGTTATTGCCAGTTCAAAAATACTTGGTGTATCAATTAAGTATGTTATAATACTATTGGGTGTGCAATTAAATAATTTATTTGTATTTGAATCGTAAAACGTATGAATATTTCCAACAATATATTTAGTATTTTTTTTAAATAACATATACTTATCAATATTTTCATAGTTAATTGGAATTATATAAGGCTCACTATTACAATTAGTTGCTGATAAATTAGAATTAATAAGTTGTTGACCTGTAGATATTGTATCTGGGACATTAATTAAATGGTCGTCAAACAATGAAACTGTTATTTGAGATAACTCACTGCTTATTTTACATCCATTAAATACTGCTTCAACTATTACATTACTACAAGATTCATAAAAACTGTCTTGGCGTATATATTTTATCATTTTATAATAAGACTTTAATTCAGAATGATTTAATAATCCAACACACTTAAAATTATTTCCATAATCACTGTAAATATTACTATTTTTTCCTATTAAAATAACATTCTGTTTATTTTTTAAAAATTCAATACTTGTAGCAATATTTTTTATTGGTCGTGTAAAATCACTTACAATAAGACCATATTCATATGGACGATTATTAAATGTATCACATACATTAGGTATTAATTGTTTATAAAATGGGATAAATGTGCTGTACAGAACATGCGTATTAATGTTATAACATTGTTTTAGTATATCACGTGTATGATTACATGATGTATATGATATTTGACAATTTTGAATCGTATTTATAACATCCGGATTTATAAAATACCGATGCTCTCCTATTGTTTTTAAATTTGTATAGTACGTATTCATTTTATTTGTGTAAATTCCTCCAATAATAAACATTTTATGACAATTTGGTAATTTATCAAAAGGAAGTTGTAAAGGAGACTTAAAAATAATTAAATCAGGCTTGAAATTAAATATTTGTTTTATTGCATTGCTTATATTTAAAGAAGTCAATATTGATGATGATATATTTGGTTCATTTAATTCTTTAAATGGATGTTCAAACAGGTAGGGTTCATAATTAAAATAAATAGAATGAGTTGTATGATTATGTTGTTGAATAAACTTTTGGAGATTATGACATAATGTTGCGGAACCTCCATATCCAGGCATGTCTCCGCTTAAAAATAATATTTTTTTATATGGAGCAATTGATAACATAAATGTGTCAATATTATTATATTTATCATTTAAATCATTAAATAAATTAGGTTCTGGAAATAACTGAACTTTATTATTTTTATTTTCTATTGGATTTATTACAGAAATAGTATTATCACACTTAGAATTATGAGCATATTCAACAGTTGATGTATTATTTGACTTAGTAGATTTTAATAATTTATACATAGTTTCACACCAATGGGTAAATGCATGTACTTCTAACCAAACAAGAGCGCCCCGAGTTCCCTTTTTTATTTCGTAATATTTATATGTTTTCCAGTTAAAATTATGAGAATATCTTACGTTTATTTGTTTGCTTAAACCATCATTACTTGGGATATAAACATACGCGTTACGTTTTTCTTTAATTCCAACATTTAAAAAATGGCTACATACACTTATTGCGGTTCCTAAATAATGTAAATCTTTATTTTCCAACCGATATCGTCTCCAGTCAAATATATTATTCATTAATAATTATGTATCAATTATTATATTAAACGAATAATTATGATAATAAATAACGCAACTTGCGTACATATGTTGTGTATGCTTATAAATTAATAGGTGATTAATTGTTACAAAATATAATTGAACATTATTTTATTTTATTAATAGGGTTATTTTACCTTTAACAATTTCATTTTATATATAAATAAATATAAATGAAATACTCAGAATTTATACCACTTGACCCTGATAAAATAAATTTAGATGAGCTTTATGACACTCAAGTAGATAAACGAAAATATATATCTGACACATATAATATGATTTTAAAACGAGTTCATACAAGAATTAAACAAACATCCAAAAGTAGAGAATTTAACAACTTATGCTGGTATACTGTTCCAAATTTTGTTTTCGGACGTCATAATTATGATATTGGAGAATGTATTGTATTTTTAATTAACTCATTAACAGAAGATGGATGTAACGTTCGATATATTGGTCCTAATTTACTATGTATTTCGTGGGTTAATTATGTACCTAAATATGCACGCCCTGGTCTTAAAAAACAAGGGATTAATGTATCAGAACAAGGTGAAATTATTCCTGTACACTCAGTTGATTATCCTTTACGTTTAGAACCTCCTCGTCCAGCAAGGGAGCCTGACATGAGACCACTTGATATTAATCAAGAACACCAACCTCAAACTACAAATAATAGGAGTGACTTATCTTCTCAAAAAATAAAACATCGGTCGACATCTGAATACAAACCAACCGGAAAACTATTATACACACCAGATATGATTTCTAACTTAAGTGGAGTATTTAAATAAATTTATAATTTGTAAAAAAATTATTTAAATGTATAAATATGTAGGTTATAAAAAATATGTCTGCATTTGACCAATCAATTAATAGAATCAATAAGCCTTCAGGGGACTTCACCCAAATATTTTACTTCAAAACTCATTATGAAGTAAAACATGCAATTGGGAAACGGCATACAAAAAGAAAAGAGTTTGAAAGTCGTTCAGGTATATCAACTATTATAACTGCTTGTAATATAGTTTATCATTTAATTGAGAATCCACTTGACTACGGTAGATTTATTATTTCTGGTACTCCGTCTGCCGTTGATAAATTAATGGTTGAAATACGAGAGTATTTGGATAATGTCACCATCAACAATAATTACCATCAAATCTATAATGTATAATTTAATTTATTTACAATAAAGTATAATTAATTAAAAACGTCGTTTTAATGTATAAGGGTATAAACATTCAAGTATTAATATGAATGTCGTCGTATTTTTTTTATAATTTAAAAATATATAAATAATTATATGAATTCCGAGTCATATCAACGTCCATTATTAATTGAGCTTGGTTCACTTAACTATTTAGATGATGCTTTACAATCGGCACATTTATTTAAAAAAAAATATACAAATATGTTGGTAAACATAGCTGTATTTAGTGTTTTTATTACAGTAATTGGATTATTTATTGCATACTCATATAAAGGAGTTTTGTCTCCTGAAGAAATGGAAAAAAAAAACTATCAAAAACAACAATATATTTTATCAAAAATAAAAGAATATGAACAATATAAACAAGAATTATTACATAATAACGAACATGTATTTTTATAATTGTTCAAGGTCATCAATTGAATAACCCATACATAATAATTTATTTATTCGGTCTGGATGCATGTACGCTTTTACAAACCCTTCAAATAAATTATCTTGAACAAACCGCTGGTGTTTAGTTATTAATTGTTGATGTTTAATAAATGCTTTCTTTTCATTAGTAAGTATATGATAACTTAATGAATACCAATCCCAAGGTTTGTCTAAATTAGCAGTAATAAATTCCATAGTAATATTTGGATTTTTACTTAATCCGCGCCAACACCAGTATTTATTAAAATGTTTAGTAATTATTTCCACTGTAATATTTGGATGCTGACTTAAGATATACCAGTCCCATGGTTTATTAAGATTAGCATCAATAAATTCTATAGTAATATTTGGATGTCGACTTAAGATATACCAGTCCCATGGTTTATTTACATATGCATTAATAATTTCTAAAGTAATATTCGGATTATAACTTACTCCAAGCCAAGACCAATTCCAATGTTTTTTTTTGGGCAAAACAATTTCCCAATCACTAATATTTTGTTCGGGAATTAATTTATGCCAGCTATTATAATTACCAGGATTACTTGATATAATTTCCCAAGTCATATTTGGATGTTGGCTTAAACAAAACCAGTCCCATGATTTATTAAGATTAGCTGCAACAACTTCCCATGTAATATTTGGATGTTGACTTAAACTCTGCCAATTCCATGGTTTATCAATATTAGCTGTAATAATTTCTGTAGTAATATTTGGATGTTGACTTAAACTCTGCCAATTCCACGGTTTATCAATATTAGCTGTAATAATTTCTGTAGTAATATTTGGATGTTGACTTAAACTCTGCCAATTCCACGGTTTATCAATATTAGCTGTAATAATTTCTGTAGTAATATTTGGATGTTGACTTAAACTCTGCCAATTCCATGGTTTATCAATATTAGCTGTAATAATTTCCCATGTAATATTTGGATGTTGACTTAAACACTGCCATTTCCATGGTTTATCAAGATTAGCTGCAACAACTTCCCATGTAATATTTGGATGTTGACTTAAATACATCCAATTCCATGGTTTATCAAGATTAGCTGCAATAATTTCTGTAGTAATATTTGGATGCTGACTTAAATACATCCAATTCCATGGTTTATCTAAATTTTTTGAAACAACTTCCCATGTAATATTTGGATGTTGACTTAAATACATCCAATTCCATGGTTTATCAAGATTAGCTACAATAATTTCTGTAGTAATATTTGAATTATTACTTAAGGCTGACCAATTCCATGGTTTATCAAGATTAACTGCAATAATTTCTGTAGTAATATGTATACTCAGATTGTAAAAATCCCAAGGATAATTTAAATTAATATTACTTAATATATGATTTTCCCAAGTGTCCATAATTTAATATAAAAAGGTTTCATTTATTTCATTTATTTCATTTTTATTAAATGTATTTGTTTTATTTTGGGTGTATTTTTATTTTAATTATATGTTTTTTAATTTAAAGAAGTATTTTAATACTAATTTATATATTCTAATAAACTTAATTTGGTAAGATAGTTAACATGTCAAAATACACATTAAATAAAGGGTTTGCAAAAAAAAATAAACCAGTAATTGCAACAGTTGATTCAAAACATGAAGAAATGTTAGAAGAATTTCACATGAATGAAACAGTACACATACCAAAATTAAAACAAAAGCGGTCTCTAATTAAACGTAAAATTAAATCTATGTGCCAACAAGATATAAATAAACAGCAGGAATTAAAAGAGTTAGTGTGTAGTATAACATTATCTATAAAGGAACTTGAAGAAAAAAAGAAACAATATTTTTTAAACTGTTCTAATATAATATTTGATTATTTTGAAGAAAAAAAGAAAATTGATAATAATGAACCAACTACCAATCCACTAAATCTAAATGGAAGTAGTAAAAATGATTTAATACGGCAATTTTTTAAGATTAAGACAACCTCTGAAAATAATGTACACCCCAATGTTCAGTCAAATATAACTAAATTATCTAATGAGCCTAATAGCTTACCTGATATGTCTATTCGAACTCACTTAGGAAAACGATATACAAATATAACACTTGAATATCTAAGTAATTTTGGAGATAAATATATTGACTTATCTCAGTATATATACTCAAACACTCATTGTACTGTATGTGGCAATACAACACTTATTCAAATAGAAGATGAAGGAAAACAATTTTGTCCAAATTGTTCAATAACTACTTTGTATATGATTGAAAATGAAAAACCATCATATAAAGACCCACCCAAAGAAGTTGGTGTATATATGTATCAAAGAATTAATCACTTTAAAGAAATTATATCACAAGCTCAAGGAAAAGAAACAACTAATATTCCAGTAGCATGTTTGACTTCAATTAAAAAACAAATTAAAAAAGAACGAATTGTTCTTAGTGAAGTTACAAATACAGAAATACGAAATATTCTAAAAAAACTCGATTATACAAAATATAATGACCATATTGCGTTTATTAAAAATAAATTTGGTATTAAACCGCCTATTATTCCAGCTTCTGTCGAAGAAAAACTATTTAGTTTATTTACTGAAGTTCAGCCATATTATGACAAACATTGTCCATCTTCTCGAATAAACTTTTTTAGTTATGCTTATACGGCTTATAAATTATGTGAAAAATTAGGTGAAACTCAATACTTGTCGTGTTTTTTTTTATTAAAAGACGATGATAAAATCATGGAACAAGACTGTATATGGAAAAAAATATGTAATGATTTAGGGTGGACGTTTAAATATACAATTACAAATCCTTAATGTGTACAATAAATTATATGTTAATTTTTAATTATTAAGATATAAAAATGCTATTTAGTTTTTTATGATAATTTCATAATAACAACAATTAGTATTAAAACAAGTATTGTCCAAAAAACATACTGGTATTGTTCATAAACTGTTGTAATTGTATACTCTTTATTTATATTGTTTAGCCCGTTGTTTGTTTCCTTTGATGTTTTTAAAACTTGTTTGTGAATTTGTTTATATTCATTCACATACGTATCTATTTTTTTTGTATTATTATCCATTTGTAATGATGTTTTTTGTTCATTCTGGCTAAATTGACCTGTTAATTGAATAATTTTATTTGAAATAAGTTTTAATTCACCACTTAATTGTTTAATACGTTCTTTATGTGGTGCGTTAATTGGTAGTGAAAGCCCAAAGGAACTACTGGTTGTTATGTCATCTCCATGACGATAATTATTATACTCAACTGAATCAACATGTACAATATTATTAGAAACACCTGGGGGTGTAATGGTTGGTTTTCTGGTTCGAATATACGAATTTATTGCAGGATTTGGTGATAATTCGGAATCAAAATCATAAGCATCGTGTATTGAACAATGATTAGTTGTTTTATTAAATACAGCAGCACGACATACATCATTCGAAGTACAAGCAGATTGGCAAAGTTCAGGAGTTGTATCTTGAATTGTTTCAAGCTTACTGGAAGTTTTAGTTGTTGCTGTAATATTATAATTTTCTCTCTTTATAAAGTTATCATCGAGAGAAAGTTTATTATTAGGGAACTCATGAAGTTTTCCACCATGACTGACATATCCTAATTTATTAAGACTGTTTATATTATCACTTGAAATCGCATTTGGTCCCATAGTTGATAAATCAACACTATAAATGGCGCTTGCTCCAATAGACCCTCCAAAAATCCCGTTTGATAAAGACTTACAGTTACTTTCAATAACAGATGTATACAAAACAACATTACCATCATTTTGCATCATTAAATAAGTGTCCCCATTTGTTGAACCAATAAATTCGCCTGGATTAAGAACGGTTCCAACCGGCATCCAGTTTGTTCCAGTTTTTCCATTTATTGCTGAATATTTAGGATTAACATCACGTTGTTGTTTACTTGTTTTTGATTCCCAAATTAATTCTTGTTTGTCAAGTGGTCCAGAACCTCGATATACTTCTATGTTTCCACTGTTTGTTAATATAAGAAAAAACGAAGCATTTACTGAGGATGTTTGGTCAGGTGATGCATTAGTTGAACATAATTTTAAGTTAGGGTCACCACATCCAGAACCAAATGTTGTGTCATTTGTACACCAAGAATCACATGGACCAGATTGTTGGTCCGCATATTTTTTATCATTATAACATATTTTTCCATCATGTGCATCGTATGGATAGTCTGATGGACATACATCATTTGATGATGTTGTTGTACTTGGAGTTGAGTACACCGCATTTGACCAACCGCCTCCAATACTAATACCTTCGTTGGTTGAACAATTGTTTGCTTTTCCAAGACCAGTAATATAATTTAAATCATCTCCAGCCCAGCATTCTCCTGTGTTATCGGGTTGCTTATTTTGAAGACCAAAAAATAAATAACTTGTTTTACTTATTTCGTCACGACATTTATTATATGTATACCCTGTTCCAAAATTATTTTGCAGTCGCCTATTTTTATCATCATCATTATAACATCCAATATAATTTGAAGGAAATTGTGAAGTTATGGGTGTACTAAAAATCGAAACATTATCTTTGTTTAATACTGAAAATGAACCTGCTGTTGTAAGAGTCGCAAAATTATCATTCCCTGTTGTTTGACTACTCCATAAAGATATTGTGTTTGTTAGAGTTCCATCACCATTATTAGTTAATTCATCTAAAGTATTGGCCGCTGAACAATAGCCTAATTGTGTTTTAGGGTCAACGTTTCCAAATCCAAAGAATGATGCACCGTTTGTAATAGCGGCATCCATACAGGATTTAAATGAAAATTCTCCATTATATTCATTAGGTGTATCTAAGGATGGTGCGTTTCCAATAAAATAAGAAGAACCTGCTGAATTTTTACATGATTTATAACTAGGAGAAGGTATTTTATTTGGATTTAAAATAGAATTAACCATTACTATATTTCCTTCATTTCCAATAGTTTCATGTTTAGTAACGGGAATACCACTAATTAACGGAGGAGTTGTTGGTATGGATGTTCCACTTTTTAAGTACTCGGGCCTAAAAGCAACATCGACAACAGTTGGCAGTGATGTGATTGATGAGTTTAGTATTAGTAATTCGCGTATTTCATCCGAGCTTATATACCGTGCTATCCCCCCAGCAGTTACATAAAATTCCTCACCCGTTGGAAGAGAAATAATAGATGATAAATAAGGATTACTTGAACTTGTTCGTTGAATAAACGATTTTTGTGAATTTGTGTTTTTTGCTATTAAATCCTTATATTCTGCTAACATAGATGTATATTCTTTTTTTAAGGACTGAATAATTAAACGATTATTTGATTTTTTATTTAATTTTGATTGACCTGATTGACCCAATTGAGACATTTATATTATACTATTTTATATTGAGATAATATATTATTATAAGTAAATGTCCTATAGTGGAACTTTTCAATACACACAACCGACAGAAGAATATAATTCAGAAGATAATCCGTGTATTAATACAGATGGAAGTTTTACAACATTATTAAAAACAACAACAATTGATGGAACAAACACAATAGTTTCATGGGCTTATGTTTTTAATGATAGTGGAAATTCATTAGTTGATGGATTATATTTTAATAATACTATTGAAAATAGAAATAATATAACAATAAATGATTTTGGTAATATTCCCCTGTCAAGACAACCAGAACAATTTAGAACTTATTATGGTACATTTCCTTTAATAAGCACAAATATTCCATCATTATTACCTAATACTGATATGAGTTATATGTTTTTATATGCATATAATTTTAATCAGGATATTGGAGGCTGGGATACATCAACTATTACAAATATGAGTTATATGTTTAACAATGCAAGTAGTTTTAATCAAAATATTGGGACTTGGGATACATCATCTGTAACAAATATGGGATATATGTTTTATGGAGCAGATGTTTTTAATCAAGATATTGGAAACTGGGACACATCATCTGTTACAAATATGGAAGATATGTTCCATGAAGCAAGTGATTTTAATCAAGATATTGGAAATTGGGATACCTCCTCTGTAACAAATATGAAGTTTATGTTTCGTGAAGCATTCAGTTTTAATCAAGATATTGGAAATTGGGATACCTCATCTGTAACAAATATGGAATATATGTTTTATTATGCCAGTAATTTTAATAAAGATATTGGAAGTTGGGATATATCAAATGTTACTAATATGCGTTTTATGTTTTATTATGCCAGTAATTTTAATCAAAATATCGGAAGTTGGGATACGTCATCTGTTACAAATATGAGTCATATATTTTATAAAGCATCCGTATTTAATCAAGATATTGGAAATTGGGACACATCAATGGTTACTATGATGAGTTATATGTTTTTTCATGCATATAATTTTAATCAAGATATTGGAAATTGGGACACATCATCCGTTACAACTATGCGTAATATGTTTTGGGAAGCCCGTGTGTTTAATCAAGATATTGGAAATTGGGATACATCATCCGTTACAACTATGCGTAATATGTTTTTTGCCATTTATTTTAATCAAGATATTGGAAATTGGAATACATCATCTGTTATTAATATGAATGGTATGTTTTATCAATCAAGCAGTTTTAATCAAAATATTGGAAATTGGGACACATCGTCAGTTATTGATATGAGTTATATGTTTTTTAGGGCAACTCAATTCGACCAACCTATTGGAAATTGGGATACATCATCAGTTACTAATATGAGTTATATGTTTTACGAAGCAAATTTTTTTAATAACAATATTGAAAGTTGGGACATATCATCTGTTATATATTTACAATTTATGTTTTTTAGGGCAACTCAGTTCGACCAACCTATTGGAAATTGGGATACATCAAGTGTACAAGTATTCGACCATATGATGCGAAATACTACAAATTTTAATAATGGCAATGTTAACGGATTAGGCTTAAATTCAATTAATTGGGATTTATCAAGCACAACTTCATTTACTTATTGTTTTGTAGATGTTAGTCTTAATTGTTCGATTAATTTACAAAACGCTGATAATGTTACAACTTATAACTATTCATTTGCAAATATGCCATATTTTAATAAATCCCTTGGTAATTTAAATTTAACAAGTGTTAATTCAAATAATGGGTTAAATAATGTATTAAAGTCGTGTCCTTCAATGTCAATAACAAGTTATAATAAAACATTAGAAGGTTGGGCTTTACAAAATATAACTTCACTAAAATTAAGTGCTGAATTATATTATAGTTCAGTTGGACAAATACATCGCAATACATTAAATTTAAATGGATGGGACTTTTCCAATGATATATTTATAAATAGTTCATTATTTCAATATACATTACCAACTAATGATTATGTAGATATTGACGAACCTATTATAAATACAGACGGTAGCTTTACAACTCTACAAAAAACGACCGAAATAAACAATTCAAATACAATCGTTTATAGGGATTTTGTATTTGTTGATAATGGGACAACAAATGATGGAATTAATTTAACTGCTATTACTACTTCCACAAATATGGAAGTTAATTCTTTTGGTTCAATTGCTCTTTCAAGAGCTGGTTCGTCTTTACTAAATTATATTGGAACAGTTTCATCCGATTTACCAACATTATTAATTGGTTCTTCATTAAATCACATGTTTGAAGGAGCAATTAATTATAATCAAGATATATCTTCTTTTGATGTATCAGATGTATCTGATTTTTCCTATGCGTTTAAAAATTCAACTGCATTTAATCAATCTTTAGCTAATTGGGATATTAGTAGTGCAGTAAATATGAATAATATGCTTGATAATACAAGTTTGTCAAATGTAAATTATGCAAGTACACTTACAGGCTGGGCAAATTTACAAAATACACCTATAAATATCACCCTTGGAGCTACTGGACTAATACACGATGATGGTCTTGAATCCAAGGGTCAATTAATTAATACATATAATTGGACAATAAATGATGCATATTTAAATTCAGAAATAATAGGAGACCCGCATATTCAATCATTAAATGGTGAATATTATTATTTTGATTATTTGGGTGCGTTTAGACTTTATGAAGACATAATAGATGGAGAAAAACTTATTATTAATGCTTTGTCAGAATCTGGGCCATCGCGATGGAATCATAATCAATATATTAGACAAATTTTTATTAAAAAGGGAGAGAACATTATATTTGCAAATTTAGGTTTTAGAGGCGAACCAGTTAAAATTATTGAAGAAAATGGATTTAATTATAAAGAAGAAAAATTACTATTTCATAAAAATGCAAAAAGATATTCACTAACAACCAATTATAAAACTAAAAGTAGAAAAGTACCAGTTTCAACTACATTACCGGGATTAATAAGAAATCAAATATTATTTACAATTGATGATAAAAATAACAACCCAGTTTTACATGTTGAATTATCAAATGTTAATGAATTTAATTTACAGCCATGTCGTGTTAACATTAATTTGGTGAATAAATCTAATTATCCTAAAAACGCCAAGGGATGTTTAATAAGTAGATATCATGCAAACTCCACAAAATTAAAAAATATTAAGTGTTTAGACCCTATTAATATTAATAGCGATGATATATTAAATGCACCCAAATTAGAAGTAAAACCATATTTAATTAATTATCAGTGGAAATAATTTTTTTATAATAATAATTATTTAATAATAAAAAAATGATTTATTATGACCATAATTAATGAAATTAATCCTTATAAAAAATATGTTTCGCATATACGATTTTAGTGTTAAAAACTTACAAGCTGACAGCTTAGGAGAGTCGGACTCGGAGTCTGAATCTGAATATACAGTTAAGGGTGTGAAACATTTTTATAATTACAAGTTTATTATTCAAATTTTTGGAATTAATGAACTTGGTGAGACGTGTTCGGTTCAAGCTACTGGATTTAAACCATATTTTTACATAAAGGTTGGTGATAACTGGAAACCCAGTCATAAACGTAAATTTATTAGTCATATTCAGTCCAAAATTGGAAATTATTATGGAAACTGTATTTGTGGAGCAACCTTATTAAAACGCCGAAAATTATACATGTTTGACAATTATAAACAATATAAATTTATCAAAATTGAATTTACTAATACAGTTGCAATGAAAAAAGTAGCAGATTTATGGTTTTCGCCATATTCGAATGATTCATGGAATTCGCCAAATCGTACAGGACATGAATTATTAAAAGATGGGTATCCATTTGCAGGAACGAATACTATGATTTATGAATCAAATATCCCACCTCTTTTAAAATTTATTCATGCACAAGATATTAACCCATCCGGGTGGATTGAACTACCGCTTGGAAAAACAAATAAAGTCGATGACGGTCAAAAAACAACTTCTTATAATCATGAATATACTATTCATTATTCTGATATTATTTCACACAAAACTCTTGATAAAAAGGTTCCTTATAAAATTATGAGTTTTGATATTGAGGCAAGTAGTAGTCATGGGGATTTTCCAGTTCCTCGAAAATCTTACCTGAAGCTTGCTACAAATATTATTGATTACTTTACTTTATACTCAAACGACTGTTCACATTTTACACGAGAACAATACAATAACATTCTGGAACATATTTTAATGACCGCCTTTGGTGCGTGCTCTCAATTAAACAATGGAAAGGGTCTTACCCCACTATTACATATTGATTTAGTATTTCCCAAACATAACGTATCTGAACGACATATTCAGCACATCATTGGGGAATGGATACATGCAACATATGAAAATATTCAAGAGGGTGCACAGCAACGAATTAATATAATGACCATTACAAAAATGTTCAATACAATTAACACGGGGGTATATGCCAAAAAGAATACCAATAATGAGAATGAGGGGGATGAAAATGAGGATGAAGATGAGGATGAAGATGAGGACGATAATTTTGATGATGAACCTGATGATTTTGATATTGATGAAAATAATAAAAAATATCAAAAAGTAAATATTGAATTAAATAAAATAACGCCATATGATATTTTAACGAATCATTCATTAAAACGTCAAGATAAAATAAATCGACTGGATGAATCGCTTATGCGAGCTCTTCCTGAACTAAAAGGTGATATTGTAACAACTATTGGTTCAACATTTATGCGTTATGGTGAAAAAGTTCCATATAAAAATCATAGTGTTGTTCTTGGTTCATGTTCAACTGATACAATGGATGATACAACAGAAATTGAAACAGTTCAAACTGAAAAAGAATTATTACTTGCTTGGCAAAAACTTGTACAACGAGAAGACCCTGATATTATTATTGGATATAATATATTTGGTTTTGATTACAATTTTATGTTTATACGAGCTCAAGAAAATAAATGTGAAGCAGAATTTTTAAAAATGTCAAAAAATACAGAAGAAATATGTGGCACTTATGACAATAAAACAATGACATATTCAATTAAACAGTCAAGTATAGTTGTAGCAAGTGGGCAACATACTACTTATATGATTGAAATGCCTGGACGTCTTCAAATTGATATGCTTGGTGTTTATCGAAAAACAGCAAATTTTAATTCATATAAACTGGATAATGTTGCTGGGTACTTAATTGGAGATACTCTTAAAGATTATTCAATTAATGAAACCGAGAATGATAATGATATTACAACAACCATATTAACAAAAAATATGATTGGGCTTTGCCCTGGCAATTATATTCGTATTGAAGAAACTGATAATACAATAGTTCAATATGAGGGAGGAAAAAAATTCCAAGTATTATCAATTAATAATGAGACAAAGTCATTTATAATTCAAGGAAAAGCAACACCTGATATGACAAAAAAAGTTCGTTGGTGTATGGCCAAGGATGATGTATCCCCTAAAGATATTTTTAGACTAACAAATGGAGATGAGTATGACCGTGCAGTTGTTACTAAATACTGTATTCAAGATTGTAATCTTGTTCAATATTTGTGTGCTAAGTCAGATGTTATGACCGGATTTATTGAACAGGCAAACATTTGTAATGTACCCATTGACTTTATTGTTATGCGTGGACAGGGAATTAAATTAACCAGTTTAATTGTAAAAAGATGTAATGAACAAGGAGTTCTTGTGCCTGTTATACCCAAGGGGCAGTGGGACGAGGCATATGAAGGTGCTCGAGTTCTTATTCCAAAAACGGGGATATATACCGACATTCCAGTTGCATGTAATGATTACGGTTCATTGTACCCATCTATTATGCGAGCCGAAAATTATTCACATGATAGTAAAGTTTGGACTCAAGAATATTTATTAGATGGAACACTTATTTCTGATATTGGTGAAAAAGACGAAAATGGTAATTATTTGTATGATAACTTACCAGGTCTTGATTATGAAACAGTTCGTTATGATACTTATCGTTGGTTTAAAAATCCATCTAATCCTGCTGCTAAAGCAAAAAAAAAAATTAATGGATACAAATTTTGTCGGTATGTACAATCAAATGAAAATTATGAAAATAGTGCAATTATT